AGCGAGCAATTATTCTTATAATTTAGATTCTTCTAAATGTATGAGTACATCTAGGAGTTTTCTAATATCTTTTAATTGCTTAATGTACTGTTTCCTATATGCGGATAAGGACATCGCCGTTTTTTTCATCGTGTTTATGTCGTTTGAGTTTCTTAATATCTTCCTCAAGAATATCAAGCTCATCACTAATAGTGATACCGTTTCGTGGATTTAGAAGTGTATAGAATGGTTCCCTGCTCTTTAGCTCATCAGAAACCTTCGTTGCTTCATCGTTCCATGTACCGTCTTTAGTGATTTTGTTTAGTAGGTCTAGTAATTCTGTGGTTTTCTTGTTCTCCATAGACTAACTCTGCTCGCCTACATTTGATACACCAATCTATTCTATTGTTAATTTACAAGAGAAAATATTACTACCAGAAATACCATCAAAGTAATTACAACCACCACTGCTGGATTAGAGTGCCACATCCATTGAAAGGAATTTCTCTCATATGGACACCTAGGACACATAATTTCAAATTGCATTCCACTATCAAACTTACATTTTGGACATTTCATATTTTATATTGTTACCGCTACTATAAATAATATTGCGAACACGACCATTGCTATATCTCTTGGGTCTACTTTATTTTTGTTTAAGATATTGTCTTGATATTTTTGATTTATATTCATGTTAGTCTCTAAAAATTTTATAAAAAATTATTAGTGGAACAATAACCAGTGCTGAAATAAATAGTCCCATGAACCAATCTCCTGTTCCCCAAGGTACTGTATTCATATTTCCATTACAGATATTTTGATAAGTTGTTGAGCCGATATTATTTATTGCCTGTATGCAATCTTTTGTTATTTGAATGTTGTCCATATATTTTTATTTATTGATAATCTTTAGTACCTCTTAATTATACCCACTGTATGTACGATTGCAAGCTATTCCCCTGTGGATAAACTATTTGTCAAATAGCGATTTCCCTTGTTTATAAGTTACAAATCCGTCAAATTTCCCAGTGTACCCATTCTTCATGGCGAGTTTTTTGTTTATCTTCTTCAACTCCCTCTTTGTACCTCGTCTTATCACTTCACTGTAGTTTGGTAGAGACTTTAGCTTTATAGCTATGTCGTGGTCTTCTCGGTATGTTATGTTTGTCTTTTTAATTCGTTTCATGTTATTTTTTCTTCTTAAACACAGCAGTTCTTAAATTCTTTCTGTTCATTCCTTTTGGAAATTCGCCATCAATCTTTGATTTGTATTTTTTGTATTCTACGCCCGCTTTGGATTTTCTTTTTACCTCCACCCAAATAGTTATCATGTAGTCTATGAGGTTTCCTTTCTTGCTTTTATATTGTTTCATCTCTAAATAATTTATCTGTTAATCCAATAATTGCTTTTCAAATTCTTTCTTGTGAATATCTATTCCGTATCCTAATTCTATTTGTTTTTCCTGTGCCAGTTGCTCCTTGAGCTCATCTTCTTCCCCTTCTGTTTGTAGGCGAAGTTTCCTGTCCAGATAGACCACATCTTTGAGGAAATTTAACATTGTTTCTTTTCCTACAGAGTCTATTAGTGCAGTCCATGAGTATTGAAGAGTTTTGCGGATAGTTCTGTATCTATTCTTCACTAATCTAGCTTCTTCATTCGTTAGAATCATGTCTAGGTCGTGAGATAGTTTTTTCTGTGCGATTGTCTGTCCCATATTTATATCTCTTCTAAACTCTTGTAATATTTAGTAGTTTCTAACTCTGACGGAAAATCAATCTCTACTCCAAACTTTTCTCCTATTATTTGAGAAAGTTGTTGATAGACTTTTGATACCTGTGCTGTAGTTAGTTCTGATGTGTGTTCTGTGCCAAACATGACTTTCTGTAATGGACACCACAAATCTCTCTTTATCATTTCTTCTGTCCACCAGATTGAGTAACTTGGTTTCAGAATAGTTCTTGCATCTAATCCCTTACTATTCAAATCATCAGATAACATTTTGAATAGTTTGTGCATACTTCTGTTTTGTTTTAATGTTCTTTGTTCTCCTAATTTTCTACCACAAAATAAACATTTATTATCCTTATCTACTTTGATTATGCTTCCATTTGAAATTTCTTCACAATTTTTGCATTTTTCCATGGTCAAAATGGTATATCTTCTAATTTATGTCCTGCTTGTTCAGCCAATCCGACCGTTTCTTTCTTAAATGGCGGTATGGCTTCGCCAGTATCAGAGTCTATGTTTTTTGGTTCTTCCTTAGCTTTCTTTTCAAACACATAGAAAGGTGTATTTGGGTACATATTGAGTTCAATGAAGCTTTTTCCATCATCTGTAGTTCGTAGAGTACCTACATTTAGCCAAATAGCTTTCTCTACTCCGTCTTTTGTGTATGTTCTTTTTGTGAGAATGTCTTTGTATATCATAAATTAAAATGTTAGTTCGTTAATAATTGTCTCTATTTTTTGCAATTTATCTTTTTGATATTGCAAATATTCCGTAATATCATCTTTTTTATCTTCTCTTTTCACTTCAAAATAATGAAGTTTCAAGTTTTCGGGCATTCTTGGGTCATACATTACGAACCAAAGTGTCTCTAAATCCTCGTTCACAATGAAGTATTGCAAAACTTGATATTCATATTCGCTTGGAATTGTCTTTGTGATTATGGCTTCAATATGTTTTGCAGAAGATAGACACTTTACTTCTACGGCTTGAGTTTTTCCAATGAATCCGTCTGGAGAAATTGCGATACTTTTATTGTCATTTCTTTCCCAAATAACAAGCGATGTATCAATCTCTCCGACCACTTCTTGAAATTCTTTGATTGCCTCATCTTCAAGTCTAGTACCTCGCTCCATTGCGTTCTCGTCATCTGCTGTTTCTGCTATTCTTTCAGCTATGATTTCATAGAAACCTATTTTTTCTTCTGTGCCTCGTTTTACTACCAAATCTTTCAGTCGTGAACCTGTTATTTTCCCCTTTCTCGCTTCTAACCAATCTTCGGAGTTTGTAAATTTATGGATTTTCATGTTATTTCAATTTAGTTTTTAGCTCGTCTTTTTTTGCTATCACTTCAACCTCTTTGATAGCAGTACCTAGAGATTTCCAAATTTCTTGTAGTTCGGCTAAAGATTTTGCTGTTTCTAGTTGTTCTGTTGCAGACAAAATAGTTTCTTCCTTTTTCTCTTTTTGATACTTTTCAAATTCTTCCATCTCCTCACTTGTAGCTATTTCACCATCTGCCATATATCCAAGCATAGCCAAAGCACGACCAACCGAGATACTCTCGATTTTCTCAAACGCCTTTACGCCTTTATTCATACCGATAGCAGAACCAGTCCCACGACCGCTGTGTTCGTTTGAGAGGTCTTTTATGACCTCTGTGACGAACATTACCTGTCCATCTGGTAAAAGTGTCGCTATGGGCTTTATAGAGCCATTAGGACAGTCTTGACGGAACATCTTGATACGGTCTGCAACCTTTGCATAGTCCGCACCACCCCCTATCTTTACTGTTTTTGTTGTTCTAGTCATATTATTCCTCTCTACTCTCTGAATCTGCTAAATTATCCTCGTATCTTAGTTGGTTAATATCTTCTTGGGTAAGTTCTTCTTGCTTTTGTGCATGAAGAATTTTACCTTGTTCTATCTGCCATTCTGTTGGCTCTGCACTTTTATTAAAAACAGATTTTAGAAAAGGTACATATTGTTCACCTCGTAGCCATTGTCTTATTTGGATTGCCGTACCGACAACTGCTCTTGGTATTTCTAAAGCGTTATTGTTTGAATAAAGTATTTTCATATATCTCGTAGCTTTTTAACTTACCTTGCTACCTCTTTATATTAGCAAAGTGTATGTACGAAGTCAAATCAAAACTGGGGATAAACTATTTATACCAATCATAGACATCTTTTAGGTCTGGTCTTGAATTATCTCTAGTGAATTGTGGGAGTATCTCGTTGTAGTATGCCTTTGATATTTTCATCCAGTAGTCCATACCCCGTATTTGTGCGTGATATTCTCTTCTGTAGTTATGGAGCTTTGCTATATCTTTGTCGGCAAACCATTCCCTATCCCTATTTAGTCTTTGCCATTGGTCTTTGTAATCAGTAGCAGTTATTATATCTTCTTCTCTTTGACGGAATTTGAATACATCACTATCGTTTAGATGATTTCCTTTTTCTAGTTCTGAGTAGATAAATTGTTTAAGAGACTTCATATATTTTTCCAACCTCAGTAAAAATAATTTTACCAGTACCGCCACATTCTCTACATGGGTATGAATGATATTGAGATGTATATCCTTCTCCATGACAATTAGGACAAATGTCTTCTACTTCGTGCGGTTTTTTGTTCTCTTCTTTCTTCATATCTCTACTCTAGTGTTAAGTCTGTTTAATCTAATATAGTCTTATGGTTAGTTGGACTTATAAAGTGTTTGGCGGAATATTTTTGATAAGTCGCCACGATTATGGGTTGCAGTATTACCTATGATTTCTGTAATCCATTTCTTAAAAAACTTAAATTCTTTATCAGACATATCTTCATGCCCATAAATAGTTAACCTTGCTCTTATTTCACTTGCTTTTCGACCATTCTCGGCTGATGTTTTCTTCTTTCTGTTACTTGTAATTTTACCCAATTCTTGTGCTGATTTATTCATATTATTTAACCTTTAAGAAACACTATCTGCGAAAGCTATTGCCATTCGTTTTGCATCTTCATCTGTTTTTGCTACAAAACCTACTGGTAGTGATAAATCTTTTTCAGGATTTTTTGCTAGATATTCTTGTGTCCAACCACTACTAGCAGTACAATCACCTTCCTTAACTGTATCTCCAATAGAAAATCCGCACATAGCACGATGTGACCACCCATACCACCTATTGTCTTTGTATGATTTTCCTATTGAAACTACACTATTATTTCTAAAATCTGTTTCTGGTAAAATTCCCTGACTAAAAAGACTTTTAATTTGTGCGTCATCTAATACGCCTACATACTTATTATCTATTGTTATGATTTCTTGCATCACCAAAGGACTATCGCCATTTACAGAAACCTTCTTAATTACTAATTTATATTCTTTTAATATTTCTTCTTTCCATTCTCCTTGTATATTATTCATTCCTTAATTATATACCCTAACGATAGGCAATGCAACTGGGGAAAACTATTCTTGTAAATCTGATAATGACATCGCCACAAACCATTTATTCTTTCTCCAATTAAGTACAGAGTTTTTGACGATTTTACCTTTCTTGTTTTTCTTAAAATAAATATCCCAAATAAACTCTCCTTGTTGATTGACGAGTCTGTAGTGATTATCTTGAATTGGTTTTACATCAAGATTATTTTCGTTTGCATATTCTTGTATTGTTTCTTGATTCATATGTTTATTGTCTTTTAATCCACCACACCCCTTTTTACCTGAACGGCTACTTGTCTTTATTTATCTACAAGAGGGATACTTAACTAAGTGGAGACTACCTGTCTTACTCCTTTTCATCTAGTTCCTGTGTGTGGCAATCAGGCACGATGTTTAAACTTAAAAAGTCATTTGATTAAAATAAATTGCGAGCTTATCAGGCTAGAGGACGAAAGGGAAACGCTACCCTCTAGTATTCATAAACTAACAAATTATCCAACCTTTTATTGTCTATAGTATTTTTCAAGTCGTAAGCCAAGGTAACCGACTTCTCTTATTGAATTTTCAGAATGATTGCCTAAAGTTTTAACAAAAAAACCCTTAGGCGGAGTTCCCAGATTGCTCTGAGGACTCTCCCTAAAGGTATTTCTCCATTTCGAGAGTCATCCGCCGTAATATTTCTATTACAAAGTAAGTATATTAGACCCCTATTATTGTGTCAAGTCTTTATTGTGGGGAAAACTAAGAGTCAATATCTCTCTTGAATGTATAACTTCCTTTTGGTCGAATCATTTTCCAAATAGCGTCACTATAGTTTTTATTGTCGAGCATACTAAAAGCTATACCAGGGTATTTTGATTTACTGATAACCAGTGCTTGGTCTTTTCGTATAGGAAACTTAATAGCTTCAGTAAATGTTTCCTCTGCTGTATTTCGTATTGTTTCAAACTTCTCTTTTAGGTCGTCTACAATACCACTAAGCCATGCAAGCATTTCATCTGGTATATCTTGCGCAAAAGGGTTTTTACTATCTCTAAGCATTTCCCATATACCGATTTGGGATAGACCAGTCATTATTTTGTGGAGCTTCACATAGTCTTCAAATTTTATTTTTACCCGAAAATCTGAGTTTGGAAACCACAGTACGAAACCCTCCTCATTTTGTAGGTTCAATCCTTTCAACTGTTCATAAGATGTAAAAGGTATTTCCGAAGCCATAGGAAAGTAACTATCTGGTTTTTCGGTTTTTCCAGTCTGATTATCAACTGAAGCTAGGTGAACTAATTCTTTTCTGTAACCATAAGAAACTACGATACGGTTCTCTGGGTAGATTATTTCAAATAAATGAGTCTTGCTTTTATCTAACTTTTCTGTCCATTGGTAAATATCTGGCTGATTTATAAAAGTCATAGCCCAAATAGCTTGGTCTGAAGTGAAACTACCTCTTGTTGATATGTACCATTTTCCACCATAAAAAAACATAATACCAAGTGAGCCGTCAAACTTTGGATAAACAATAGGTGTTTCATCTGGCAAACTGTCTCCATTTACTAAGTGTTCTTCATAGTTGAAAAACTTATTGAATGGTTTTGCTATTACCTCATTGGTACCTTTTTCAACCACAAGACCCCTGCACATAAGTGTAGTCTCGTCCCAATGTTTTCCAAACTGGCACTCCTGTGTGTAATTATAAAGAAAAAGGGGAAGTGATGGATGTTCTTTCTCATCAACTAGCCCACTATCTATATATTTTTTTCTATCTATATTGAATTTCATATATTCTTACTCAAACTTAATACATACATTGTCGGCGACTCACCGCGTACCAATTTGTCATTTATTACACTCTTAATAAAGAACAAATCATCTAGTTTTAGGTGGGAAGTGAAGAAGCCAAAACTCTTTTTATTCATTTGATTGATTTTCTTACAGTCTTTATCCTTGTTCTTTTTCCATAGTTTTATACTTTCAGGATTATGTCGGAGTTTATATCTTTTTAGAAATGTTATATATCGTGGTCTGTTTGTTATTCGTAGGTCTTCTTTTTCAATATCGGCGAAGATTTCTCGTTGAACAATCCAACGCTTTTCTCTTTCTGAAAGTGGTTTTGTTTCTTTCGGTATTTCTATTTTGAAGAAAGCTTTGAGCATTATTTTTTATATAAAACTTTAAAGCAATATTCTCCTATCATATAACCCATCATCCAAAAACCTAACAATCCAAAATAGTGAAAAAAACCCGTTGTGTAATTAAAACGCATATTTATTAGAATACATACTACCAAAGTTATCGTTAGTGCTTTTATCATTTTCATATACTTTTATTATACTATTTCCATACTCAATAGGGTAGGGTTATCTGGGGAAAACTACCAAAGATTAGCGACTCTTGTTTGTTCTTGGAGTCTCTCATATATGGCGTCGTAATTTGGTTTCATTATTTGATTTTTTTCTAATTCAAGTTTATTGAACCATTCTACCCCTTTTATTTGAACAATTTTAGAAGCCCAAAAACTTTCGTTGCAGTGGAGCATGAGGTGACAGTGATTGCAAAGAGGTATTAGATTGTCGAGATTATATCGGAGTATGAGACTCTTTGATTTGTGGACATGGTGGTGTGCGACTTCTGTGTTGTAAGTGCAGTTTGGAGTATGACCTCGAAGTAGACAAACTGGATGTTTCAGTTTTACCAGAGGAGTTAGGAGTGCATCGCATTGTTTTTGAGATTTCTTTTTCATTTAGTTAATTTGTTATTTTGATTAGCACAGAGTTTACTGCAATACTTTTGTTTTCTATGTCTAGTGAATTTTCTATTACATTTAAAGCATTTATTTTTAACCATCTTGTATATTGTAATATGTGTGGTATATATTCGTCAATGTAAATGTAGGCTAGTCCTGCTCAAGCGTTTTTGAGACCTATCGTATATAAAATCTCCTCAGAGCAATTTAGAATATTCATAACAAAACACCACTTCAATAAGGTGGTGTTTTTGCTAGCGAGGAGATGACAGGTAAGTGTCTTATCGACTATCTTGTATTCAGAAAAAAATAATTTTATTGAGTTGAGAAGAAGCAAAGAACAACAGCACAAATTCGTCTCGCTATGAACCCACGCTGATATATTAAGTATAGTATCTTTACATTAGTCAATCAATGTTTCGGTGTGGATAATGTCGGAGTGTATGTGGTCTGAATCGGTTATAAGGGAGCAACATTTACATTTTGTGTACCAAAACTTCCCATGCTGTATTTTAATTATCTCAATGTGTAGACATTCTGCTTGTAGTCTTTCTAGTTTTTGTTGTTCTAATTCACTTTTTGATATGAAAGAGTATTTCACTACACAATTATGTCATGTAAATAGAAAATCCCCAAAAGGGGATAATCTATGTACGAGTATTTATGAAACTACCATAAAAACATATATGAAATTTGTTTGCCTTTCGGCTTCAGTAGTATAGCACATCAAACTTTAGTTTGTAATTCACTGAAAACTTGGGGCTATTTTAAATTAACTAATTTGTGAAAAACTAGATGCTGATAAATTTGTTACATTTGAATCTGCTCCTAGGATAGTGCTTCCATTGGAACACAACACGATGTTGTCTTGATTCTGCCAGTAGTAGTATGGTTGATACCATGGTTTTTGGTAGTATGGTTTTTCAATTATTTTGATTGTTTCAACGATTTGATTTCTATTGCTTGACAACCTTTCTACGAGTTCTTTGAGGAACTTAATCTCTGACTGCAAGTCAGTTATGGATTTTGTTTCCTCTGTCTCTTCGCTGAATAATATTTCTTTTCCTTCTTCTTTAGTAATAACTCCATCTTTGATGAGAGCTAGAACCTCCTCAGAGGATGGCAACTTACTCAATCGCCATTTTAGATTTGTCTTCTTCATGTTTATATTCAGCCCCAAGTTTACAATGAACTAACTGCATTTTACCACGAAATGCTTTTTAAGCAAAGTTGAGTAAAAGGCATAAGTACCACCATTTTTGATTGCTCTATAACTCGTCCATGCTTCTCTAGCTTTTTCTCCTTTAGAGAATCTCCAAGCAAGCATAGTAACTTGTCCATACATCGTGGTTATGTCTAATTGTTCACCTGTCTCTTTTACATATTCAGGCAACCAATAATTGAACGATTTATCATGTATTCCAGTAGCATTTACTCCTCTGTTCCCGTCATGGGGTAATACACGACCACCACTTTCGCACATTATTATTTTATTTATCAGTACAGGGTCTTGACCAAATCTCATTGCTGAAATACTAGCCAATTCCCATACCGAGAGTTCCTTAGTTTCAATTACAGGATTTTCTCCTTTTTCTTGACTGAATGCTATTGCTATCCAAAGAAACACTATTGCTCCGAGGATAGATAAAGCGAATATTTTTTTATTCATAATATCCCTTTACGAAAGGGTAAACGCTACTTTATTGAAGTAGTTGTGGCAAATCTTAGAATAATGTTTAGTGAACCTATTACAGTTGCTAATACACCTATCTGAGGATTTGCTTGTATGAAGCTTAGAATACCAACTGCGATAGTTAGTATTGCTATCCATACTGTTTTACTTTGATACCAATTTTTCATATTTATAAATGACCTTTCGGGTCTTAGTTAATTATACTACTAATCAATGTATTTTTAAATTATACTACATAATATTATTTATTCAATAGTTTTTTATACCACTTTTTTTGTCTAATTTTAATACATTTTAAACATGCTTTTTCATCTGCTCTATTTTTTCTTTTTACAATTTTTATTGCACCATCTATTGTTAAATCATGTCCATTAGGACATTTACTTCTACCATAACACCAATGCCTTCCTTTATTACACATGTCTCTTGAATTATCAGCCATTGTACCTATAAATAAATGCTTAGGATTTACACATGATGGATTATCACAAGAGTGACATAAAACCATATTTCCAATTTTAATACCAGTTAAATGTTCAAATATAACCCTATGTGCTCTTTGTTTTACAATCCCTAGTCTACTTACAGATAATAACCCATAACCACTCCAATTCTTACTTCCATTCCATTCCCAGCATCCATTATCTTTTATTTTCCATCCTATTTCTTTTATGATTTCATCAAGAGTTCTATCTCTTCTGGGTATAGGATTTCCTTTATTAACTAAATTTTGATAGTGCTTACTACACAATCCTCTACTAAATAATTTTCTATTACAATTATTTATACTACATTTTTCCATTTATATAGTATATTCCCCATATACCATCAATGTCAAATCTTATTTAGAACATAATTTGTAAAAATACCAACTATACCATCTGCTTTCAACTTATTAGCTTTTTGAAACTTAATTACAGCTTTTTTAGTTTGCTCACCAAATTTACCATCAGCTTTTATACCTAATTTTGTTTGTAGCATTTTGACATCAAGACCACGACTACCAACTCTTAGGGTTTTAGTAAACACAAATTTTGATTCTACACCAGTAAAAGATGTTATGTACCCAGCATAGAAACAACGAGCGTTTAAAAATTCCTCTGAGATATAGCGTACTCCACCTTTACCATGTCCAGGGCCCCAGCTATCCTCTATTACGAGATATTTCTTTCCGTTGATTAGGGTGTAGTCAACAACTGCCACAGCGTGTCCACACTCTTTTTTAGAGTTCTCATAGATTAAAGGGAAGTCTGTCCATTCGTTGTAGTCAAATCTAAAACCTAGCGAAACTCCATAGCCTTGTTCTAGGACTTCGGCGATGTTATCTATGTTTCTATTAGTGATTTCAAAGTAAAGCTTGCCTTTGTACTTCTTCGCATTCTCTATAACCCCCTCAGGTTCGTATTTATCGTTCATAAACGATTCTCCCTTGTTATCTGAGGGCATTAGTGCTTCTTCGCATGAACCTTCGTTACAAGCGATTTTAAGAGCTTCTGGCATCCACATACCACCTGCTGGATAATTGGTTCTACGAGTGTATATAAATTTAGGGGAAAGTCTGGTATAAGGTCTGCCTTCTAGGACTTCGTGAATAGATAATAGTTTAGCTAAACTTTGAGCCACACATGATGATGAGCCGTCTTGGTTCTGAATAGGAAAACTACGGGTTTGTTTTCCCTCTACCCAACTGATAGTTGTTGTACCTCGTATTAAATCCTCGTGTTTATAGTCTAAAAGTCTCTCTTCAATAGGACGAGGGTCATCTAATAGACCTTTATATGATTTTTTGAAAAAGTTAATCATGCAACTCTTTTAGGGTTTACTCTACCTTGGTGTTTTTTCTTCAAGGTTATAATCTCTCCTTTTTTGTTTTTGAACTTCAATGTTTCAGGAAGTCTCATTTGAAATTTATTCATAGTTTGCTAGTGCTTCAATAATTTTATTATCTACTCTTTTATCTATTAAGTAGTTCAGAGCAAATCCCCCGATTAAAGTGATAATAAATATCGCTCCAGTTACATAATATACCTTATTCTCATGAGAGTCTACCTTTTTCTTATAGTCCACATAATCAGAGGTCTTCACTTCAAGTTTTGTCATGCGATGGTTATGTTCGGTCGTCTGAACCAATACTTTTTTCACATCATCTTTGACTTCTTTTATATTGGAATGGGTTTCAATTATAGATTCCTTCATATCCTCCATTGCGTGAGTTAGAAATTCTTTTATTGAGTATGAGTTATCTTCGGGCATAAATTTGTAATGAATTTATTATAACACTTTATTATTTTATGGCTAGTTCTACAATTTTATCTCCCCAAAACACCATAGTTAGACCAATAAAAACCATAGCTCCGACTATCAAAGATACAGTCACAAATGGCTTCTGTTTGAGTTCTATTACGACATGAGCTCCACAATGTGGACATTTGAATTTTAGAGAGCCAGTACCTATGAAATTAAGGTCACGAAATAGAGTCTTTTTGCAAGCAATACACGCTTTTGTAATCCCTAGATTTTTCATGTATTAAGTATATACTAAAAGTATTCTTCCTATGAGGGAATAAACCTGTCCTAAGAGATGGTTTATAAACTTAATTCTTTAAAAGAATGAATATAAAAGCACTTATAACAGGTCTACATTCAACAATGTATGGTACTTGGCACGAATTTGATGTAGTAATAGTTAATACTTCAACAAATGAAGTAATACAAACCTACTCAGATACTCTAGTATTTGGAACAGATTTAACAGCTTATACTGGAGCAGAGATGACTACTGCTATGAAAGACAAGGTAATTGCATATGTACTAGCTAACTACAGTATCACTATATCAACTTCTGATATAGTGTCTGCTACATTAGCTTAATTCACAAATAAAAGCCCACTTCGGGCTTTTATTGTTTATACATAAGTTCCTCTAGCTCTTTCAAATCCTGCTGGAGTACCAACCATAAGTGCATATAGTATCCCTATATCTGTTGCAGCGGCGACAGACTGTGTTCCTACAAAACCAGTACCAGTACCTCTAGCTGATGTTGTTGGAATGTTTGTAGAAAGTGTTTGGTCATATACAGCGGTTTCTGTATTACCAGCATATATTCTGTATCTAGCTTCTGTACCTGCACTGTTTACTTCAATATCAAAAACATATTGAGTATTTATTGTCATAGCATAAGCTGTTCCAGTTGTAGAGCGTGTTGTGTTGTTGGCAGTTTTACCATTAGCATTACCAGAGCCATCTAATTCAAAGTAGACACCATCAGTTGCGTCAGCACTTGTAGTAGTATCTAAAAATCCAGCTCTCACAGTCACATTGGCAAATGCTCCTCTTGGCTGATAATAAAATCTAAACTTTTGTGCAATAGTACCGAACCAAGTTTGAGATAAAACAGTAGTTTGGTATCTAAATCCACTATTTGCTGTTGCACTAGACCTTATAAATACTCCACCACCAGCTATACCAGTATAACCTGTACCGTTAGTTGGAGCAGTTGTGTTAGTTCCTGATGAAATCGCTGCACCAACGAAAGGACCAGACCCGACAGAAGTGTTTGTTGTACCTATCCATTGTTCAGTCCAAAAATCCCATAAAGTTAGTGGAGGATTAACGATTGCTCTCACTTCTGTTGTTGTAAGATTTTCATAAGCACCAGCACTGTCATCCCAACCAAATATTTTATCTTCTCCATCATCAGTTAGTGTAACTGTTCTACCCTGAATAGATGTCAAATTGGCTAATGTATCTATAGCACCCTCAATAGTTGATTCTGTTGTTGCATCAAGAGCATCAATACCCGAAAGAGTCAGTGTTCCTGCAGAATCTGAAAGCACAGTACCACCAGCTATTTGGAAATTCTTACCAGTTATAAGATTAAGAGATGTCCCGTCATATGTAAAATCAGATGTTCCCTCAAGTGTTCCGTCACCTGTCCATACAGCCATTTGATTGTTTACTGGTGTACCTACTTTAGAAACATCTCCGCCTCCAGCTATTGTTGCCCAAGTATTATCTCCACGAAGATAGGTTGTTGATGATGGTGTACCTGTTGCTGACAAGGAAGCTGTTAGAGATGGTGTTGCATCATTGTAAGCAAGGTTTATAAATGTACTATTAGCAACCATTGCACCAGTAGCATCTTGTGCCATCTCATCTGTGTATTGAGTCACATCTCCTACATAAAGGAAATTGCCATCTGTAACTGCAGTATCAAATTGTGCCTTTGTACCAGTAATTCCAACAATAGAAGTTTGGTCGCCTGTGTTAGTACCTGTCACAGTACCATTGAGAGTACCTGAAGTTATTGTCGCTCCATTGATAGTTGTTGCAGTTGCTACACCTAGAGATGGAGTAGTAAATGATGGAGAAGTAGTCATCGCCACATTACCAGTACCTGATATTGTGTATTCTCCAACTACACCAGAGTTATTAAATAAGACTCTAGTGTTTGTACCTGAAGTTATTGTTGTTGTACCGATAGTGATACCAGACCCACCAGCAGTAGGTGCTACACCACGCCAAGTATTAGTTGCTGTGTCGTAAGCTAGGACGTACTCATCTGTTACAGCAGTGAGGTCAAGTATCATATCAGTATTTCCTGTTGTTACTGTAAGAGTTCTATCAGCTGTTAGATTTGAGCCAACAGCAACAATTAAGTCATGCGTAGCGTTTGTATCTAAAATATGAAGTCCTGTGTTTGGGACTGTTAGGACTGTTGGGATTAGGACATCAGCTGGGAGTGAAAGTGTTGGATTTCCTGAAACACCATCACCATTGGTTACTGATATTTGGTTTGCTGTTCCTGTAATAGTACGACCTGTGAATGTGTCGGCTGCGGTTTGAGTAAGAATACCGTTTGTGTTATATCCAGCCAAAGCTGTGAGGGTAGCATCTAGTATTTGGTATGAATTTGTATCTACTGATAAAGTTCCATCACCTCCACTAGTTTTCACAAATCCGTTTGTGGTAAGTGAACCAAGTTTTTTATTAGTTAAAGAATCTGCACTTGAAACTGTTGGAACATTTACCCCATTAGCTTGGAGTCTGCCTGTTCCTTTTGGAACAATATTTATATTTATATCTGCACTTGAACCAGTAGCTGTGTCTGTTATTGTTCCTGTGCCACCAGCTATTTGATGATAGTCTGCAGAAGCAGAACCTATATTTGTTGTTCCTACAAGTGTTGAACCTGTACTACCGCCTGCACCAAAAAGAGCAACTTGTGTGCCTGCGTTATTGTGTATATCTACACCACCTGCACCAGTAGCTTTTATTTCTGGAACATTTATTCTAGTTGCAAATGTTGGGTTTGTATTAAATACTAGATTTCCACTACCTGTTTCATCTGATATTACACCAGCTAATTGAAGTGAGGTTGTAGAAGCAAATTGCGATAAAGGGTCTGATGTTAAAGCATCACCTCCACCAGCAAGAGTGGTAAATTCTAGTCCAGTTTCTCCAGCATTTACTCTTACTACTTTTAGAGCCTGTGAAGCATAGGAACTAGGTACATCTGTTAGGTCTATGAAGGCAGAAGCACCTCCAACACCTGTTCCATTCTCCCATTGATTCGTAGTTGCATTGTATTTTAATACTTGGTCGTTAGTTGGAGAGGAGATTGCTACATCGTGCATCTGATACAGATTTCTCCAACCACCACCATTAGGGATAGGGCTTTTTTCTATAAATTCAGGGAGGTTTTTTATATGTGTAGCATCTATTTGATTTTCAGGCGTTATTGTAAGTCCATTTATTTTATCTACAATTTCTTCACCTGTTTCATACACAGCAACCTCTTTAATTTCATTAGTTACTGTTGGTTTTTCAATAATAACTTTCTCTACTATAGGAACATTTATTTTTGATGCAATGTCTTTCTTATCTTTTTCAGTGAGGGTATAATCTTTTCCATCTTTTCCTTTTATTGGTTCTGGTATCAAAGGTTTGATGATTTCTAATAGGTCATCACTTGATGGAATATCACCTTTGTCCCCTTTTTCACCATCTTTACCCTTAACACTTTCAAGAACCTTATCCAAAGATACTTCACTTTCTTTTACTTGTTTAACCGCTTCGGTTATTTTCTCTTCCAAAGAGGCTATTTTTTCATCAAGTACCACAAATTCATTAGCAAGACCAATTTTATCTGTTTTTTGAAGCATTAGTGCTTTGGTTGCTATTTTCTTGATTTTTTCTTGGTTTTGTGGCATACTGTGGTTATGATTATTATTTTAATTTTACTCTGGTTGGGATGGTGTGTTTTTTGGAACAGTTATGTTGAAGCACTCTAGTCTTTTAATATACTAGCACCTACAGTTCCTACTAGACCCGTTCCAGCTCCCCACCCTATCAATTTCGCTCTTGTAGGGTTGTTTTTTATCCACTTTTGAATAGCGTTCAGACCTTTTTGTTTGACCGCCTTATCGTTTGTTATATCTGAAAGATTAAATAATTGTGTCATATCTTTCATGTATTTTTTATAAGTATTGTTTGGTGTTTTTTCTGCTATGAAGTCTTGCACTGCATTTCTAAATTCTTTCTTGATTTCCTTTTGTAGAGTTGGACTACCAGAAAAAGCAGACTCTATTTTTCTATCAAATTCTTTACGAGCCTTCCATAGACTTTCCATATCATTTTTCTTTAGACTTTTTACGAAGTTGTCTATAATAGATGCTTTTGATTTAGTAAGTTTTTCATCACTTACTAATAAATCATCGAAAGATTCTAGTCTTTTTGTTAGATTATTCTTAAGCTCACCAGTATTGAAAATACCATTATTCTTTTTCAAGAAATTCCCCACTAATTTATCTTTCTTTTCTACTTCTTGAATTAAATTATGCGTATTTTTTACTGGGTCATTTCCTAGTAGTTTTTTATATCTATTAGCAACCTCTATTTCTTCTTTTGACATTATATATTTATCTGGCGATGTTGCTGTACTTGGAGATATTTTACCTCGTCTCACAAACGCTTGATACTCATCTGCTGACATATCTTTTGTATTCGGTGTCACAGCCTTTATATGTGCTGTTTCCTTAGCAAGTTTGGATGCTTTCAATCCGCCCGATACACCTCCAACAATACCACCCAACACACCACCAGTTACTGCCCCCCCTATAGCACCCTTAACCCCACCCATAGCGATTTCACCCGCTGTCTTATTATCCTTCAATGATTCAGCTACCCCACTAGAAGCCCCATAAACACCACCCACCTTAGCACCCTGAATTGCTCCTTGTTTCACTCCTGCTATTACTCCTGTTTTTGCCACAGCACTTTTTGCCATTCCTGGAAGTTGTCCTGCACCCAAGACAGTTGTTGCAAGTTGTAGTGATGAACCTAAAACTTCTTTGTTGGTCAAATCATTAGGATTCAAGACCTTCTCTCTTTCAGCACCTTCAGTTGCTATATCTATACCCAAGTCAGATAGAGTTCTTTCAAGATGAGATACATCTTCACCTACAGCTTTCTTTTCTTTTATCCTATCCATTATTTTAGTTTGTATATCTATGCCTTGTGTTTGAGCTTTTTCCAATTCCTTATTTGTCTTACCCATTGTTAGAGCCTGACCTAGACCTTGAGCTAATTCTTTTCCACCAGTGAAATTTGCTATATTCTCAGCACTTTTATTATCAAACAAAGCACCTTTTATCTTCTCTGTTGTTTTGTTTGTTGGAGCACTCTCTACGACACCTTGTTCAGCAATCTTGTCTAGTTCTGGTGTAGGTGTTGGTTGAAATGGTGTCAAATCTATTCCATATTTTTTAGCCTCTATATTCAAAGCACCACTAGATGCCATTTTTTCTAGGTTCTTTGCAAAATCACTATCAGGATTTTTTGATGCGTATTCAAATGCTTCTCTTAAATTTGCCATATTATTTTTCTAATGGGTTAGTTGGTAATACAAAAATTAGAGTTCCGTCTGGTTGTACTGACATCCCTGTTGTAGAGTAATCTACTGGTGCCTGATTCCCTAATGATTGATTGAATTTATTATTTTGTGTCTCACTTGGAACAGTGAAACCGCCCAGTTCTCCAAGAATAGTATTCTCTGCTTTAAGTCCATAAAGTCCTGCCTCTGTTGTTTTTGCTTTTATGTAAGGGTCTTTACTTAATGCTTTGATTTGAGCATCATACAAAGCTTCCACAGAAGTTCTCATCTGTTGTCTTAACTCTGGAGATAGTTGCTCTCCTTTCTCAAGTTTTTTTATTTTAGTCTTAAGTGTGTTAGAGAGAGATTGTGCACCTTGAATAAGTTTAACATCTTGGTCACGAGTAACTGCACCCTCGTCAATAACTTTTTGAAATTGGTTAATCGCTGCAATATCCCCCACCCCAGTGTTTTGTGAAAGTGAAGCTGTTACATTATCAGAATATCCTCGCATAGCTGTTGTTTTTGCGTAGGTGGCATTTTTAGAAACATCTTGATTTAGTTTTGTAATTGCTTTTAACTGTTTTTCTGTATATTGTTGACCATCACCACCAGTCTCGGCTAATATTTTATTTTTTTGTGCCTTCTCAGTCTGTATTTGTGCTTTGAGTAGTTCTGTTTTCAAATAATCCCCTCCATATTGTCCTAATGCTTGAGCTACCTCTAAAACACTACCTCCTCTGTTTGCTATATTAGTAGCATTGATAATGATATTGGCTGGAGCATTTGGTGTAGCCTCTATTATCATAGAGGAGATTTCTTTTTCCTTTGCCTCCTCTTTCTCAATCTCTTTCATAGCCAACTGACCTTTCAATGTCTGTTTTCCTGCTTCTTTTTTCTCTGCACTTGTTAGATAAGGTTCTAAGGCTTTAACTATGTTCTCATAAGCTGTTATACGCTCTTTGTATGGGGCATATTTGACTGCTACAGCTTCTTCTGCTGTCTGTTGGGCTAATGCTATATCTCCCTGTTTAGCCAGTGCTTGAGCGTTCAAAACACCTATTTCAGCGTTCTTTAATGCTCGGACTATTTGAGCATCTCCTGCTAGTTTAGCTTGACCTATCTGTGCGAAAGGCAAAAGAGTGTCTCGTCTTTCTTCAGCTCTCATGTTTGCCACTAGAGTAACATCGTCTTGATTTATTTCAGCTTGTTTTTGTAGGATTTTAGAATTTAGGTTTTGCAAGTCTTGTCTAAATGTAGTCACACCTGCTTTTTCTTTTTCCTCAGCCAGAGCTTTAGCTTCTCCTTGAAGTCCTACAATATCTTTTAAGTATTGTTCCATTCCTGTATCTTGAAAGCCTTTAGCTTCTTTTTCTTTTTGGGTTAAGTCATAACCAGCCATCATATCTGTGATGAGGTTTTGTGATGGACTTGGTACTGGAGCTGTGACTGGAGCTGATGGAAGTTCTATTTTAGGTTGTGGAGCTAGTGCCTTTGGAGTGATTAAATTAGGATTTGACACAGGTGTTTCTACTTTTGGTTGTGTCGGAAGTTTGAGTGTAGCACCTGCTTTAATTAAATTAGGATTTGAAAGATTATTTAGAGAGGTTAAAGTAGCCACATCTGTATTATTGGCTTTTGCAATGTTTGTTAAATTATCTCCAGTTCTTATAGTGTAATCCATTTTTTTTAATTATATATTATTATTTTAATATTCCCAAAGATTGGAGCTTGGTTTCCAATTCTGCGACCCTAGTTTTGAGATTGTTTATCATTGCTTGTTCAGTTGCAGTGTATGTTGCACCAGCAGTTGATGAAGTGCCAGTTGTTAATGCCTGTTGTGGTGCATTTTCAATAGCATCTTGGAATACAAGTTTTGGTGAGTCTGTTCCGTTGTGGTAGTGTGGTTTATCCATTTTATTTTAATGATACTCCTATAAGTTTAATATTTGAACCATAGGCAGTAGTAGTTGATTGGTCTAGTTCTATTTTTATTTGTATAAATTCAACATCTGAAATGATTGCATTATCAGCAAATGAGCTGATAGCACCTATTGTTGAATACCCCCATGTTCCTATTTCGGTATAATCATCAGTATCGTTTAACCTATAAGAAATACGGATATTTTGACCTGAAACAAGTGGTGATGCGAGTGAAAATTCTAATCTTTGAAATGTCTTCTTAACATCAAATCCACCAACCCTGACTAGTGCAGATTTAATAATTCCACCATAAGAATCATATAGTTTGTAATCAGATGTATCTACGCCATAAGTTGAATTATTTGCCCAACCTATTTTAGTTATTTGATATGTTTTAGGTTTAATAAATCCTATTTTATATTGTGTAGATGAACCGACAGTTCCCACCTCAGCAGTAGACGGCGTAAAATATGAGATAGGAGCTCCTTCAGCTCCAATGTCTATTTCATATACCCCCATACGAGATAGTGGGTTCAAATCTCCAGATAGACCGACCAAAAGTCTACCAGTTTGTGATATTGCCATTGCGTTAGAAAATACTTTTGATGGGTATGAATATCCTATTGGCGAATACGGTATAGAAGTTAATTTTATGTAGTTAGTTGAATCAGTTACATAAATATTCCCTTGTGTTCCAGCGCTAACATATAATTTATTAGCGTGTTGAACAATAGCACTTACACCGTTTTCATTAAAGATAATAGGCAAATCAGCAAGTCCTGGATTGCCGAGTGTACCAAGTTGTCTATTCCAAAAATAAACACGAGCATTATTTACATTTACTCTGTCAAAATATGAGCTTCCCCCATGTGTACCAATAGCTATTTTTGTACCATATTCCTCAAGACAAGAAACATATTGACCGTCTGGTAAATCAAGAGCTGTTTTGTTACTCGATAGAGTTGGAGTAACTGTGGGAGTTCCACTAGATGTAACCTCTATTTTAGCAACATTATTTCCATTACCCGAATAGAGGTAATCATCTTGTCCAACAAGAAGTTTTCCGTTGTAGAAGTTCACAAAACCAGTATCAACATTACCAAACCATTGTGGAGAATTATTGAGTGGACCATAACAAGACATCACAGTAGAATGTCTTACCCACAAATAATCTTTATAAATTTTCATATCCCAACAGTTAGGTAGACCCGATTGTATGGCAGTACCATTTTTATACACTGTCCCAACACCAGTTTCTCCAGTCAATGTGTATGTATTTCCATAAACATCATAGACCTCTGCGAGAGGTAAAGCTGTGGGTGTTACAGTGGTATCAAGCATTGAACGGTTTTTCAGCTGAACCAATCCCTTGTTTTCAAAGACTTCTACATTTTGCAGTAGACCAAAACCATAGATTGGATGTCTAACCATTCCTTTGTACCAGTCTGCGATTGTTAATACTCCATCTTTATACATTTTTAAAAGTCAGCTAATGGTATTATTTTACCAATTCTAAAGTCTGCTAAGTTGTTGTTTTGAGCTGTGTATAGTATGCCAGTTACACCTGACTCTTTTATTATTCCACCTCCACCTGAAGCCATTACTGAACCTCCTGCTGGGTAATATTGTGAACCTTCGTGAGTTGTACCTGTTGTTCTAGCTCCGCCAGCTAATGCCCATTTATAACAAGTAATATTGGATAGTGTTCCACCAGTCATTTGATAGACACTTGTGCCATCACACCATGTGGCATCAGATGCACTAATTGATGTGTATGAAGGAGTTGCTGCGGAAGTAAGTGTTGTACCAGAAATAGTCCAGCGTCTAGCTGTACCTGCACCAGTTACTTGATATAGGTCAGTACCATCTGTAAATAAAGGAGTACCAGGAGTTATCGTAGCTCCAGATAGTGTCATTATTTGAGGATTTGCCAAGTCAGCTTTATCATATCTAGTTACCGCCCCTGTACCCCCATTGTTTGAAGAAACATACACATAATCTCCTATTACACATACGCCAATACTATTGTTTGTAGTACTATTTGACGCACTTTGTGTATGAGTTTGAATTAAAGCACCATTAGGTTGTTTGATAAATCTACTGATTGCACCTCCATCACTAGAACCAGAACCAGAAGCAACAATGATAGGTTCTGTGGTAGAAAATCCAGTATATACACATGAGTATTGAACATTTATACCTGTTGTTGTAGAAGCTCCTGCTACATTTATTTGTTGAGCGAATGTTCTACTAGAAGTTTGAGATGTAGGACTCAATAATTGAAATGTATCATCTCCTGAATCATATTGAACCAATACATATTGTCCTGCAACTATATCCCCAGTTTCTAAATCTGAACTTTTATTCTTCTTTATTGTTTTAGCACCAATTGAGTTTACATTTAATGTCGCTGCACCTGTATTAGCAACATCTGCCTCAAAAGAGAATATCTGACCATCTGCATAAGCTGTGATGGCTGGACTTGGGGCTATAGCATAAGCATCACTTCCTGAAGTTCCAGTTACTTTATCGTTGTATTTCTTAGCCCTTATTGTTGATGGATTTTGAAATAGTCTAGCACTTGTACCACCAGTAGTAGTTCCTGCATCTACTTCGGCTTGTGTAGCTTCTTCAACGACACCTTTTACAGTAGTAGAAGCATCAGCTGCAGCAGGGTTTGCAACATACTCTGGCACGCCACTTGCACCAGCTTGAATAATTTGACCTGAAGGACCTATTGGTAAACGAGTTAAAGCACCACCTGAATTGCGGTAGTACATATCGCCAGTAGCGTCACTTGTTAGAGAAAGTGTTGGTGTTACTAGATTTAGACCTGTAACAGATTGAGTAGATGTACCAGATGTTAGAGCTTTTGCACTGCCTGTAACAGCTGAAAGCTTATAATCATGGGTTGTAGTAGTTGCTGAACCATCAATACCGACTTTATCTTGTAGGGCTTCAATAGTGTCGTTGATAGTCCCATGTTGGTAATCATGGTCTAGTGTATTATCTGCGTTCTCTAGTAAATCCGTTGATATTGGATTTGGTATTAACTGTTTTGATGTTGGAAACGATGTTGACATATATTATGATTTGTTCTGATAATTCCAAGTTGTTTTGATTTTACCTGCGTAGGTAATATTGGCTTGGTTATAGGTTTTACCTGACTGGTTGTATGTAATACCTATCTGTGATGCGTATTTTTTTAATAAATTCCAAATTGTTGCCATATTTATATACTACAAAGCGTTTCGCTGGTAATTTGTTGCTGATTATCCCGCTCTCTCTTTGAGTAGTGGTTCATAATCGCTCCATTATCATTCCCACCTTCTAATTTATTACCAGAGTAGAACCTAAGTCTTTTTTCTAATTTTACAGCTTTAGCATCTAGTTCCTTTGCACAAGCATAAACATAAGCACAATACAGTGGCACATATTTATGCAGATGATTTGCAAAACCAGGTTCTTTGGTTGTATCGGTTGTAGTGAAATAGTCCATTTTCTTTTGAAAGTAGACTTTAAGTCCTGCTTCACTTTCCTCCACAAGTCTTCGGTTATAGTTTGGAGCTGGGTATAACATCAATGAGTTGCCCACCTTGTCGTAGTATTGAGGTACTCCATTATCTTCCAAGAAATCTGTCATTGATTGCCTTTCTTCTAAAGACAAATTATCTATAGGGATAAGTCTTGACCATTTTCCTGTACTGTCTGCAATTTCCACTGACTTAACTACTAGGAAATCATCGTCAAATTCGTAGTCTTGCTGTGCTGAAAGTAAGTCAGTTGAACCAATAGGTAAATCAGTTGCGTTTGTTGAATCAAAGTCCCACTTAGCATCTGCTAAAAGTATTAGTGCTACAGCAATATCTAGAGCGGTGTTAGCATTACGAGTTAAATCAGCAATAGGATAAGATGTTGAATTTGCACTTGCTTCAAAGTACACATCGTTTACTATATCTTGTTTTGTTGCGTGTCCGTTGTATTGCATTTTTTTAGCTTTTAAGTTGCTAATCCCCGCTCCTATAAGGGAGCAGAGTTAAGAACCTACGAAGTTGCGAAAGGTGTTGCAACAGTTCCAGTACCATTTACACGACCTTCAACGAGCCAAGTTGTTGAGTTTATTTTGGTGCATCGGAATGAGTCACCCTTAATACCTCCTCTTGTTGAACCGTTTAGGTTTACTGCAATGTTACTTGAAGCTACCAATGATGGGAACAATATAGTTGCGTTACTTGTATCAGTATCACAATTCAATATGCCTCCAACCATTAGTTCTGTTCCTACACCTGTAATCACCTTATCAGCGACACTCGTTACAGTTGTTTCTACAACAAAGTCGTAGAAAGTTCCATTTTGAGCACCTGATGGAAGGGTTACAGTTACACCTGCTGCAATATTGAAACTTACCAATGAGCCAGAATCATCTTCTTTCAAAGTTTGAGCTGCTACTACATTGATTATGTTTCTTTTATTGTATACCACATCAAATTGTGGTCTTCTACCGTCTGGATTTGCCATAATGTTTTATTCGTTTAACTAATAAATAATTGAGCGAATAAAGTTAGGCTACTAGTACATCAAAGAGGACTGGAACCATCTTATTCCATGCCATAAACTTTGAGTCAATACGAGTTTCCAAACCAATACCAGATATTTGAGCACCTGATACTACTGGGTTTACCAATTCCTTAACTTTACCGTAAGTAGCTTTTATGATACCTACTGCAAAAGCCTTTTTAACACCTGCAAAAACGTGACCTGCAGCGTGCTTGTTAGATGAGTAGTGTTCTACACCCATGTACTTAAAGCCTTGCTTGATACCATTTTTAAGAGCGTCATCTGCTGTGTTGAAGCCTTCTGCTGAAGCGATTGTTTCCAATAGCTCAAAGTCTGCTGCACGCCATACAAAGAAGATACCGTTGCGATTTGCTAGGTCTTCTCCACCAGCTTCACGAATTTCACGCTTAATACCAGTAATGATTTTCTTGATGTTAGAAGTTGAAACTGTAATGTTTCCTGCACCTCCACCAATACTTGCATTGTCAAAGTTAGTCCACTGTGCGTGTTCTGAAAGCATTTCTGTTTCCATTCCTTCGCCAAGTATAACTCCCATTCTGTCTGCAATTTCCATAAAGTCTGAGAAAGTCTTTACAGCTAGGTCTGCATCATCAATGTGTTCTGCTGCATAAATGTAGTCAGAGATTGTAACAGTGTCGTCTGTAGTAGCGATAGCTGTTGATGTATAACCTGTTCCACGAGTTCCTGTCCCTAGTGTTGGGTCAGTCAAATAAGGATTTCTCCAGATTCCATTGTTAGTATATTTTACGAGACAAACTTCTTTCCATGTTAGTGGTTGAGATAGTCTTTCTTGCAAAACAGACTCGTATTCAATTTTCGGTATTATTGCCATTTTAGTTTGATAATTTTAGTTTAATAATTATCAGACTATTTAGATTACGAGTTGTAGAACATTCCTGTGCTACTTTCTTTCTTGAGTTTAGCTTGGACTACCTTGTATCGCATCTCTCTTGGTACTTCATCTATTGGTTTAGTTAGCCAGTATTCTACTGAATCTGTCGCTACACCATTATTTGATTTCCCTTTAATAGTTGCATTTTTAGATTTGTCCAAAGCTCTACGATTCTCCAGTTCTGCTTTGAAATACGGATTATCAAGTAAAGATTCTAAATCTTTCAACCCTGACTTTTGTAATTCGCTTTTAACGAAGTCAAACTCTGTATTTTCAATGCCACTAGATTTTAAGAAAGCCTTTGCTCCATAATCTAATTCGTCTGATTTTTTGCTTGGCTCTTTGTTAGACTTGTTCTTGTTTCTATCAAGAATAGCTTTGTATTTGAGAGCTTCTGCTTTCCAATCCTTTTCGGGTTCGGTTGTAGCTTCTTCTTTAAGTTCCTCGTTTTCCAATTCTCCTAAAGTTTTTTCTACTTCTTGATTTTCATTTTCGTCCTGTATCAATTCAGGAGTTGTTTCATCGTTTGTCATAGTGATGTTCTAGTTAGTCCGCTATTTTTCAAAGTTGCGGGTTCTTGGTTAATTTAATAATAATACCTTTACGATAATAATGCAAATTACTATTAACTTTATTGCCAATATAAAGTTACATCCAAAGTGTTTGCTATTGTCGCAAAAAGACCTGTTGTAAAGTTTGCATCACCTAAATTATGATAACCCACTGCTGGTGTAATTGTGTTGTTTATTACTGCTCCTGTTGCAGTTGTGTTGTTCCAGAACTTAATTGTTCCGCCAGTAGTAGAATTGACATACATACCTACTAACTTTCCTTGCCCTGTCTTAATCAATGCACTTGCTGTTAAATTTGTGTACTCGTTTGTTAAATCATTCATAATGATAATATTAATTGTTAAATTGCCTCATTAAAAGGGCTTTCTACTTCATTTTTATCCCCTTTAATTTTTTCTAATTCTTTGTAAGCATTGTGGAGATAGTTTACACCTGCCCACATACCTCTTAGATTAGCACCCAATTCTGCATCTGGGATAGGGTTAGTTATCGCCTGTGACGCAAGATTGAACGCTGCATTCTGTAAAGGGTCGTGCTTAAAACCTTTTTCTATTACTCCATGAGAGTAAATCCCAGAGAGTAGTATCTTTTTAACTGCTTCAAACATAACCTTGTCTGCGCAGAATTGTTCTACTTTTGTAACTTCTAATTCGGTAAGATATTGTTGCATATATATTTAATTAAACTGTTAATTGTGGAGCTTCACTAACTTGTGAAACTACCTTATTTTCTACTTGTAATGGTGCTTTAGTGATTTGAGTGAAATCAATAGCACTCATTCCACTTTCTTCAAGCACCTGATTAAATGCTTTTGCTATACCAGGATTTTGTGCGAAAGCTTGAGAATTTGCCAATATCTCTCTTAGAATATTGGTTATTTTGTCAGCATTTTGTGCCATGTACCTCTGTTTCCCTTTAATGTTTACAAACACATCAACAGGAATATCTTTGAACTCGTCTTTTAATTCGTCAAAGAATTTTCTACTACCCGCTTTGATGAAGTCTTGTTTGATAGTATCAATTAACATTTGTTTGTCTTCCATTGTTACTATTTTTCCATCTAAAATCATCTCCTTAACTCTTTTTTCAGCTTGATTTGTGGCAATAGTTTCTCCAACTTCCAACATTTCATCTAAAGTCAATTCTTCACTAAACTTTTCTCCTGAATTAAGGTCGGCTACAAGCCATTCTAATATCCATTCTGGGTACAAAACATCTGCAAAAAAAGTAGTGATTTTCCCTTGTCTGTATTCGTGTATTCCTTCTCCTTGTTGGATTACTGTTTGTGTAGTTCCAAGCGGTGTTCCCGATACTGGATTAAGTCCTAGTGATGGGTCAGATGCACTTCCTAGAGTTCTTGCATCTTGGGTCAAACTCGCTTTGTCATTTGCAAAGTAAGTTAAATTTTGTAGGTTTGAAGTTACAACTTGAGTAACATCTCCTTTGTTTTGTTTTAGAATAGTATTCTTTTTAAGCTCATTTAGTTTTTGATTGCCTAATTCATCACTATCAGAAATTATTACATTGAAAGCACTATCGAGAAGCTCTTTAATCTTCTGTGCATCGTAGTTAGCCCATACTTGTGGCTCAAAGAGTGTTTCAACAATAGACTTACCACAAGCTCTACCCTTACTTCTTACTCTATCTATCTTTAATGCCTTGAAAGTCTTGTTTAGTGGTTTATCCTTGCCTTTGAATAGAGTAATTCCATTACTTGAGCCGTCTTGAGATTTGTAATAACAAACAATGTGCTTCTGTGGAACATATTTATTCATTTCTCCATCTTCCTTTATCCAATTTTCTGGTAATTCGCCGACTAATTCATAAACTTCTACATATTTACTAGGAGTTTTTGCTACCTGTTCCCCTGACACATTGTTAGACTTCTCAAATTGAGCCATTGCAATCGCAAGGTCTATCTGGGCATCATCCCATTTGCCTTTGTAACCAAGAATGTCAGCTATTGTCATTTGATGCTTAATACAAATTGGTCCAGCCATAACATCAGTCTGGTCACAGAAAGCTATGGTTTTTAAGTCCACTACTTCTGGTCGGACATTGTTTACATTCTTAATTAGCACGAGGTCATAAATAACAGATGTTTCTACTACATCATCAATGAAAGTATCCAATTCATGCTTTCTAGCCCATTTTGGGTGGAGTTTCTTTACTATGAAAGATTTGTAGTTCTCCGATATGTCGTTTACATAGGGAATAATGTCTTTCACATCAAAGCCTTCTGAACGAAATGCCACATTGATAATTGGTGTTACTATATCGTCATATCTCCTTAATCCGTCATTTCTGCCAGAGTGATACCATCCATTTGCGACATTTGTACATCTTTCAATATGTTCTCGCATACTCCAGTCCTTTGAGGTAGTCAAAGGTATTCTAGCTGTTTTCCATTCATTTTCCTGTGTTTTTATGTAGCTAAATACATCTGAATAAGTATCCATTTTATTGAAGTAATAGGTTATTTATAAATACGTCCATAAAGTTTTCATCTCTAAAAAGTTTCTTCCCTTGAGTAAGGTTTAGCTTTCTCTCTATTGGGTCACTTTTTGAGCCAACAGGTTTTACTACTACATAGACTTCTGTTACTAGGCTTTCTGGCATAAAAGACAAGATAGTTTCTTTTATATCATTAGTTCTTTTTTTGAATGTTTCTCCATTAAATAGGAGAGTTAGATTGTATTTTGTTGTCATTGCAATAAGTATATATCTTTTAAAAAGTCAATGCAAATCTTAATAATTAAATTGCAGGATTTTTATCTTGTTCTGTGTCTATCAAACTATGCCTATAAGTTATAGGTAAGTCTTTAAGCTCAAAAAACATTCTCATCATCATAATATCTGCAAAGTCTGGACTTCTCCCTAAAATTTCTTTTATTTCACTTTTAGGAATAATTGCTTTCTTCCCGTCTTCTGAATTGTCTGTTTGTTTTATAGCGTCAAGTTCCTCAATTAAGTCTGATGTAGCTTTTTCTTTAGTGTAGCCCTCTATGTTTGTCTTAAACTGTTTAATCTTAATGCTTATCTGCCTATTGTTTACCATTTCGCCTAACTTAAAATAGCACTGGCTTCTAAAGTTTTGATAGTTAGCTGGTCTTTGCCTATTAGTTACATAATCCCATATTGGTAAAGGGCTAGATGCACCGTTATAGCCTTTGATACCCCTCATTCCGTCTACTACACCACCACCAACACCACCCTCGTCAGCTAATACATTTACATATCCAATAGTTTCTACAAGGATAGTTTCTTTCATTTTCTTGATAGTTTCGTCTATACCTTGATAAGTATAAACTCCTAGAGAGTACAGTTCTAAACCTTTAAAACAACCTAGAACGATTTTATCTCCACCAAAACGAGCTATGTCTGCAATAAGAGTTTTTGTTTCCTTGTTGTTTACTAAAGTATTTGTTGTTAAGTCTGTTATAGCTTCATAAAACATTATCTTTTGTGGGTCATCATCAAACTCAAAGTTCCCCTTTAAAAGTCTTTCCCTTGTTACTTTATCAGCTCTTTCTAGGTTCGTTATGTATGCTTCTGGTAAGTGTGGGTTATCTCCAGGTAAGGCACGAATAAAAGCTCTGTAAGAAGGCATAGTCTTTTCTTTCCAAGGTTTGTAGTAATCTCTATGCACATGCCCTTTGTTTGGGTTAAATGTTTCTAGCCAGAAAGGTTTTACTAATATTCCATTAAGGTTGTTCTTTCTTCCTACACGAGTCTTTAAAATAGATTTAGCTTTCTCTGGTGTTTCATTGCTTTCGTCAATCCAAGCACCTGATATTTCAAGTGAACCGAAGCGAGTATATTCTGGGTCTTGTGGACTATATGCAGTATCTAAGATAAGTATTTGTGAGCCATTAGAGAATGTTATAAGCCCTTGTTGGACATCATATCTATAATCTTTTTCTGAATAACCCATCTCTTTAAAGATTTCAAACAGAGATGCAAGAGTAGTTAGTCTTAATGTTTTAAGCTCCTTTCTACCAATAGCCCATCTACTCCCTGGATATTGTTCACAAGCTGTAATAATTAAATAGCAACCAAGTCTGGTTTTTCCACCACCCGCAGCACCTCCATAACCTAATTCTGTTATGCCTTTGCTTTCCCAACATTCCCAAGCATCTGATTGTTTAGGTAGAAGTGTTATCCTTGTTTCCATTAGTTTTGATTATAGTTATTGTTTTTAAGTTACCATCAGGGTTACTAAGTTCTTGCTCTACTTTGTCTTTCCATCCATAGTTATTCTTAAGATTAAATATAGCACTTGTTGGATTAACTTTGTTCATTAAAGCTCCTTCTTCTACCCAATTTTCACATTTTAACTTAGCTCTCTTTATAGCGTCAGAAAATTCATATCCTTTATTCTCTTGATAGTCTATTAAAGTCTCTCTAGTTGTATCTAACCAAAGTGCTAAGCCTGTTATAGTATAAGGTTTATTCTCTTGTTTACAGTTTTCAAAGTAGCTCTCTATTAAAGAATCTAGTTGCTCTACTGATGAGAATTTAGGAGGTCTTCCTACTGGGTTTTTATTAGTTAGTTTACTTTCCATAATTTAATCTTCACTAATTATACCCCATTCCAAATTTTTGTCCACAAGTTACTTCAGGCTACTTCGTGAATTCCAGTAGTGTATAAACCTCCTGTGCTGTTGCATTTTCGGGTATTTCAGACTCTTCTATCATGTGGAAAACTATCTTTGATTCTTCTTCTTCCATAGCATTAAAGTCCTCTATTTGCTTTTGCCGATAGTCTATTGCTTCTTTATGGGTTTCTTTTAGAGTTTCAAATTCTTTTTCAAAAGCATCTATGTCTTCTATGTCGTACTTTCCTCCATTGTCTTTAGTTAGAGGATTACCTTTTTCATCTTTCCTTGCGTGTTTTTTAGCCAACTCTATTCTTTCTGTATTGTATTTTGTAAAATCTTCTCTTGCTTTTATAGACTCCTGCAGTGTTTCAATCTCGGTTTCCAAAATCTTTCTATTTTTAGCTATTGCATAAGCTACCTTACCTGTTAGGTTTAACTTTTTAATATCTTCTAAAAATGATGCAAGTTTTTTAATTTTCATAGTTTATTCTTTAATTTGTAATTTCTTAACAGGGAATGGTTCTTTTGCCTTTATGCAATCTTTAATAAATTTTCTTTCAAGGAAGTTAGGTTTTCCAATAGTTAGAGTGATTTGTACATTCTGGTTGCCTAGTATCTTACCTTTATATCTCTTCCTTACTGCTCTGATTATGAGCTTTGGACTTACATACTTTGTGGCTTTTACTACTTTATTTTCAAGTACATAAGTCACGATTTGACTAATATATTTTTCCATAAAGATATTATACTATATCCGATTATCAATGGTCAATGTGGATAAGTTACCTCCTAATAGTTATCATCCCTCTAATAACCATATCTTCCCAAGTAGAGATATATGGTGAGTTTTTCCAGTCAAACCATACTGTCATAAATTCGTGGTAGGGCATTGCTACAAACTTATCTTCTTCTGGGTCGTAGAATATTACATAGTTTTTAGTAACCTCTACAACAATACTAGCGTGTCCACAGTTGGTACTAAACCAATCTACTATTACAGGTCTGCCTTCGTCTATCTCCTTTCGTAAATCATCTATCGTGCAGAAAGTCTTTAGCTCTGATTTAAAGCCGTTTCTGTTGAAATAATCAACCATAGATTCATTTGTACAGCCGTATTCGTAAGTATGGTCAAGTTCTTCACAAAGCTCATCTTCTGACTTCTCTATGCCGTAGTAGTCTAGTATCATTTTGACACATGCTGGAGCACATCGGGAATCGTCTGATTGCTTGAAAGGTTTAATTTGTATCATCTCTTACTCTTTAATTTTCTTAATAGTAATTTTATATCGACCTATTTTCTTGCCTTCAAAAGTAATATCTTGCTCTAAATTGGCTACATCTGCGTTCGTATCAATACACAGATTTTTTATTAGCCAAATTGAAGTTAATGTTAGTTTATCCATATCTACTCTTCTTTGATTAAAAATAAATTCTTCCAAATAACCTTTTTCATTTTGCTGAAATACCCATCTCTTTGCCACCAAAAATGTTTCCAGCACCATCGCCAACCCCCATTATCTTCTATAATCGCTGTTTTACTACACTCTGAATGCCAGCATTTTCTTTTGGATTCAGCAATTTCTTCTTTTGTTGATTGTTTTTCGTATGGCATATTACTTTAATTGTCTGATAATGTTTTCTCTAAATTCTATTACTTCTTTTGTTGAGTGATAAGCTATTTCTTCTATCTTCTTCACCAATTCCTCCCTCTGTAAGAGAAGAGCTTTGGAGATTTCAGAATTTATGAATTGTAATACCATATTTGCTCTGAATTTAGCCATCTCGGTGGCTTTGGCTGTCCATCGGGAAAAGTTTAATTCTCCATCTTTACTGTCTCCAGGATAGTTTTCAGTTGCCCAGTATTGTAATGGAAATAATTGCTCAAATCTCTCTTCCCACTTCTCTTGTCCTAAAGTGTGAGGGGTAGCACCACTTGATAGTTCAATCTTACTAGCAGATGTTATTTTAGTGTCTAGGTCTTTTCCTATCTGCTCTAGTGTTCTTGAGTCTGCGTAATTTACTTCTTCTTTGTTTTGTTCTTGTTTCATAAAGTTAACTCAATAATTCATAAAGGAAGTCTATAGTTTCTTCACTTTGTTCTTCTAGGGTATCTGATTTTAGATTCCAAATACAACTATCATTATCAATACAGATACTAAAGAGATTACTAGATACTTTTAACTCGATTCTTGTGCTTGTAGAATTTATATCCAAAGCAATCAATACATCTGCTAGTCCTAAATGCCTTGGCTTTCCAAAGTCTTCTTCATGGTTTTTTGACCTATTATTACAAATACAGAATTGACTGTTACAGAAGTTACAAACTCTATTTGTACCCAAATTGACTGGATTCGCTTCGATACATTTTTGTCTTATTATCTCTCTTTTATTCTCTATCTTAGACATGTTATTTAATCAATATAATTATAATGAGTACATTTATCTATCCCTATATTACTATCTCCAACATAGTAAATATGTCGTATTACTTTCTGTAACCAGACCAATCTTGTAATAGTACCCCTACCATAATTATCTTTTGTAAGTATCGGATACCAAGCAAACCAAATGTCCTCAATGTCTTCTGGTTTTCTCACCTCTTTTGTTAGTGGTATTTTCATATTATTACTTTTTCTCTATTAAATCATCTTCTAAATCGTATCCAGTTTTATTATCTGGGTTTTCGGTACAAAGTCTGTGTGGTTCGTTTTCTGACCATTTACCACAACTACAACAACTTTCATAACCTCCAGTATCGCAATGATGTGGGCAAACATAAAATTCTTCTTCCATATCTCTAACTCTTAAAACTTTAATCCGTGCTTGTAAAGACCTTCTATAATGACTATAATCATTCCAGCAAAAGGAAAAACTGAAAGTTTTAATGCAAATAGTCTGTTTCTTTTCTGATATTGCTGTGCAGATAATGGATATTCTTTTTGGAAATATCCAAACGCAAACCCATAACTCAACACCGATGTCACTATCCAAATTATTATGAATGTAGGCATGTTAGTTTTGACACACCCAAGTGTCTGCTACTTTCTGATAAGTTCCTCCTAATTGAAGGCATTTTATATTGCGATTATTGTGGAGCTTGTCTCCAAAAAAGAATAGCGTGGCTATAGTTATCATAGTTATTATGAAAAGCCCTACTAATGTTACCGCTGTTTTTCTTTCATCGTAATCCATATTTTTTAATTTAATTACTGATAATTCATGCACCAAGTACTGTAGAGAGGTAGTGATTTGATACTTTAGTGTTTAAATTCTTGTGTAACCACTTTCAAATGCTTCTGCTGGCGAAAACGATTTGTAGCCATCTTTGTAAACCACATAATATCCACCAATTTCTGGCTTATGTTTCGATACATAAGCATGGTCAACCTTGAAAGGAGCGTAACCTACCTCCTCTGGTGTGATGATTGCACTACCATCTGTCTCACGATTTTCACCTTCACCATCTCTTTTTATTTCTTTAATCTTCAAAGCCCAAACTTCTTTATGACATACATATTTTGGCATTTCTACTTGTGCTGTGTTTTCCATATTTTAATTGTTTAGTTTTAATAATATTTCTCTATACTCCCTACAGAACTTGATGCACGATTTGTTGATGAGCTAAGTATGGGTGACATAAAAACAAATATATTTTCATATCGGGCTTAACGCCTACCGAGTGCTTACGCTTGTTCCCTTAAGAGTCATGACTTCTCTTGGGACATTATCCTTGCGGACTCGGGCATAGGCAGTCCACCTTTTACCCAAACTTAACCCACCAACTTATGACACACCTGATAGGCGAGAGAATGGTTTGACATTCAGACCGCTTGTTGGGTTCGGTACAATATAGGTCTCCTACTAGCAACTAGCTACCATGTCTCGGGCTTCTATATCCCTACGGTTCTCTGCCCGTATCTCGCCTATGAGATGTGCCATGTGATTGATGTATCAGATGTAAGCGAGCAATTATTCTTATAATTTAGATTCTTCTAAATGTATGAGTACATCTAGGAGTTTTCTAATATCTTTTAATTGCTTAATGTACTGTTTCCTATATGCGGATAAGGACATCGCCGTTTTTTTGATGGTGTT